AACCAGGAGCCAAGGGGAAATCACCGTTTATACAGAAAATACCGAATACACAAGATTATGAGATAGTTGACCCAGAATTACAAAGGAAAGTAGACCATAGATTGCAACAAGCAAAATTAGGAATACGAGTACCGAGTGTCTGGATTGATACACAAAAAGATGAACGTAGAAGTTTAGAGAAGATCTTTGAAGGAAAAACGAGAGTTTTTACAATACCACCAGTGGATTTTACGATAGTTTGTAGACGATTATTCGGAGCTTTTAACTCCGCTTTTTATAACAACAAATTAAAATATTTTTCCGCCGTAGGAATTGATACAGCATCAATAGATTGGACTATTCTTTTACAGAAATTGGAAACGAATTCAAATATTGGTTTTGGAGGCGACTTTAGTGGTTGGGATGGTAATTTATCACCTCAATTCATGATGGGAGTCTGCGAAATCATTAACCGATGGTATGATGATGCTGAAGAGAATCAGATTGCTCGGAGAGTACTATTTGACGAAATGGTTCATACTGCCCAGTTGGCAGGAAATGAAATTTATTTCACTCACATAGGAAATCCATCAGGTAATCCCTTGACAGTCATTATTAATACCATCATTCACAAGATGAAATTTTTATATGCTTACTTTAAAAGAGCACCACCAGAGTTGTCGAGTTTACAGGAATTTGCGAAAGCAATAGTACTATTTATTTATGGCGATGATGGAATTTGCTCAATTAAAAAGAGCATGTTACCGTTTTTTAACCCGGAGATTTTATATGAAGAATTGAAGAAATTAAATTTGGAATATACGAACTCTACAAAAACAGGACCAGCACATATTGAACCAGTAAGAGAATTAACGTTTTTGAAAAGAGGATTCCGAGAGGATGAATGTGGACGACAACATGCTATTATTGACGAACAGACAATAACAGAATTAACGAACTGGACGCGAGAGTGTGCTGATATGGATTTGGAAAAAGCTTCCGTTGATAATCTAAACGATTCCCTTGCATTTGCATATGCTTATGGGAAAGAATATTTTGATAATCATCGGAGGAAAATTAAAGAAAATTTGAAACCAGAATTACATCAGCTTTTACGAGACTACCCTTATTACCATCAGTTGTTTTTAAGTAAGCATGAGGCTGGTCGTTATGTGCCTGCACAGGCTCAAGGTAGCGTAGATCCTGGTATGATAACCGATTCAACAACACCAATAACAACTAACACCAATGAAGCACCAAAAACAAGTGATAATACTAAGGGTATTATCTTAGAAGCCCAACGAGAAGTTGAGGTGAGTGGAC